TGTTGAGCGAATGATTACACAAGGAATGTGTGAGTGCAACAAAAAAAGTGTAACTATTACACTGGAAACATACTTAAATTGTTTGACACACACAGAATATGTTTGATATATTACTTACATCGGCTGGGGACACAGCCATCAACCAAGGGAAGAAAGACATGACTAAGCAAGCAAAATTCATTTTGGAGTGTTTCGAAAAGACCGGTCAATATGACGCCCACACCAAGGAAACCCAAGAACTAGCTTGGAAAGTGTTGAGCGAGGCCGGATTCGGATTTGAGGTTGTCGATATGGAAGAAGTTTACGATCACTTTGTTTACCGCTTCAACGACACCGACCGCAACGGTTACGAAATAAATAAAATCTAAAGCAAGAATTAACGGGCCGTATAAGCGGCCTTTTCTTATTAGGGGGCAATGATGACCACAATCGTATTCGACAGTTTGGAAAGTGCTTTGCGTTGGTGTAAGGCGCATGACGTAAGCACGAAATACGTCCAAAACCTGCAAGGCTCTTGGCTTCTGAAGTATCCCGGCATACATGATCCGTATGAGAATAAGCCATGAGACCTATCGACTACCCATACCACATGACTCATCAAGAGATTGCTGATGAATTAGGTATTACCCGGAGTAGGGTGGCTCAGTTAGAAAAAAGCGCCCTAACTAAGCTCCGAGATCGCTTCATTCTTAGGCAGTATTATCTGGATCACGTCAGTTCCAACTCACCACAACGTGATCAGGATTCTTTTCTTTCTTTCTGAATTCCTCGCGGTAATGTGCCGCGATTTCCTTTCTCAACGCCTCAGTCGTTTTCAGTCTGCCACGACTCTTCTCGCGTAAGAGTTCCATATGGCCTGAGCCAAGTACCATCTCATACCAGTGGTACGCCTCAATCGGGTTCTCTGTTAGGTATCGGTGACAAGCGGCACAGCCGGTGAGCAAATTATCAAGGCTGTATCGCGTCACCTTATTTCTGCGCCCTACCAGGTGCATCGCTTGAAGCGTTTCAGTGTTGCCACAGCGTAAGCAATGCCCATCCCGTAATCTGACAGCCTTACTGCACCAAATATCAGCTTGATCTCGTTTTATCGCCATAATGCTCTTTCTTAAACCAGCGTTCCCGCAAAATTGCTTTTTCAGAGTTACCGCAATCGCAACTCCAGCCTTCTAAATAATGTGGCGGCTCTTTCTCGAACTGCTCCACCATGATCTTCTTACACTCAGAGCATTTAACTTTCGGAGGTTCCATTCCTGGGCCTTATCGTTGTGCGATGAATCTCGCCATCTGTCTTGTGATAGGTGATGACTTTAGCACCTCTTAGCGATTGCCAGCCACCTCGAGCGGCGTATGCGTCACGCGCAGCGAGAGTGGGATGCTGCTCGGTGATGGCCCCGGCGTCCTCCACCACTCGCTCATGATGGAGATGCCCACAGTGCAGATACGATTGCGTCGCCTCTCCCCACATCTTTCGCGTGCGTGGCTCGCTTGAGAATAGCTTTGCAAGCTGTGCAATCCTTACCTTATGGCCGTGATGAAAGCCCAGCATCGTCTCACCCCATAAATAGGCATAAAACGGGTAATCATTGTCGATCACCTCAACCCTGTCGTTTGCGAATACGTGCTTGATGTGTTTCCTCAGCCAGATAGAGCCGCTGATGTCGTGATTGCCCTCAGCTGATACCACAATCACTTTGCCGAACTTCTTCAGCATTAAAGACACGGCCTCAGTCATCACCGACATAGCCAAATCGACTAGCTTCGCATATCGGGTATCCGCGTCCAGGGCGTGCTGAGAGCTTGGCGTGCTGGCGGAAAGTATGCCGTCCCAGTGCAAAAAGTCACCTAGCTGACAGAGCAAGCCAACATCGCTATTCGGACAACTCGCAATCATGTCGTGAATCGAATTCATAAAGACATTGCGCGCAATCGTCACATCCCAATCATCACCACTCTCCGCAGCGTAAGCGTACATACCCAAGTGAAAATCAGTGATGGTAAGAAGAGACAGCAGATCAGCGTTTGTTGTTTGTGGTGCGGGCTGTGGATCAAAGGGCGGGAAGTTTTCAAGTGCGGCGTCTATTCGATCACATAGAATCTCAAGCTGTCGCTCTTTGTCAGCAGCGGATTTCACCCATTGCCCGGTGGGTTTGCCTTTATTGTAATAGGTTGAGACACCTTTGACAGTGTAGCCATCAGGCACAGGATGAATATAGTCATGTTCTGGACTATACCCCTGCTTTACAGCGTGTTTTTTAACCGCCTCCAAGTGACTAACGATTGTGCTTTTTGATATTCCAAGCTCACTAGCAATATCGCGCTGGCTCATACCACGTTCTACTCGGCTGAGTACCTCTCTCTGCCTTTCGGTTTTGCAAAAGTCTATCAGGCTCATAAGCCTCCCCCCAGATTTTGCTTACCTTTGTTGTAACTTCATATACTCCGAATCCTGTGGGTGTGTCAGCTTGATTCCCAGATCAAGCGCCCACTCGTGAACCTGCTCCATAAAGTCGAACATCTCCCCGGTATCGAGTTTTGATGTCTTTCTGACTTGTGCGGGAATCACTGTTGTCCCAACGGTTTTATCTTCCGTTCCCAGATAACGGAATTTTAAAAGCTCTTTCAGATCCTCTTCTGTGAGATCCTTAGCGCCAGGGTTCTTTTCCTTGAGGAAAACGACGGCCTCACGCACCCACAAATGGAACAGATCATTCTGGCTCATGCTTCTTCTTGGGCGGTATATCGACACCTTCCAAGCCACGGGATGTTCCCAATCCCATTGCGTCGCCAGATATTTGTGGAATGACTCGATGCGCTGTTTTAGCTCCATCTTGTCTTTAATCAGCCAAAACTCACCCATCACGATTCACCCGATCACCGTCGAATGTGATGTATTGGCCGAAGTTGTCCAGGCATCGCTGTCGGAACGCTTCGCTTTTCATAAAATCGTGAGTCAAATCGTCGTTAGTAGTCCATTGCTTCATAGGGATTTTACCACTGTTAGTGCTTGCTTGCGCTGCAAATGGTGAAACTCCGCCCTTATCTCTAGCACGGTTCAGCCAAGATGTCACGAATCGCTTAATTCCCGTCTTTGTCTTGCGCTTCTGTGGGTTGCTGTCGCACCAAGCCTCCATCGCGCCCAGTTCCGCAAATACATCCACATCAGGGAAGTTCTGCTGCCACGCAATCAAGTCTTGATCTTCAGGGTGCCATTCACTGCCGTCTTTTAAAATCATTAGTCGCCATCCTTGTCCATTTTCGGAATAGATCCTTGATTTGCTCAAGGTTCACCCTGTACGTCTCGCTTCTCCCACCATAGATGCGCGTCATCATCTGCACCTCCATAGTGACTGAGTTGCCATACAGCACATAAGCAACAATCTTGTCACTCACGCGCGTTAGCTGTTGAAGCAGGATTTCTTGCCCTCGATGTAGATGCCCGCCCTCATGCTTCCATTCCATGAACATGAAATAACCGTTGATCTCAACGACTCCATCAATATCACTCATGGCGGCTTTGCCAGGAAAGCAATCAGAGAACTCTTCAATCTTTGGATGACATTCAATGAGGTAGCAACCCTTTTTGTTGCAACTCCATCGAATCGGATTATGTCCTGTTGGTTTCATTGTCTCATTCCCTTTTTTTTGACAATAAGGATCATTAGAGGGCGGTAGTTGCCCTATACAAGTTTTTAGTCTTAGTCCCTCAATCCCAAATATCAGCGCAGATCATTTATCGCTCTGCCATCACGACGCCCTTACTACTTGGCAACATTAACCGCTGTTTGTCCCCGCCCTCAAAGGTTAGGAATTGATTCTGGCTTTATTGAGCGGCTGCACCATGAGACAGCACTATTTAACTAGGCTCGACTAGGCACTTAGAAGATGGGGATACACACAATGACTAATTGTGTATAATCTGATCATCTTCTTAGAGTGGTTTCTTGAAGATATCACTGTCTATTCCCTTGGACAAGTGACATGGCCCGCCATCCTCTGTGCGGGCCTTTTTTTTAGCTTTCGATAAGTGCAAAGAGGGCAAAGCCAATCTTGCCATCCTGAACAGCATTGAGCCGGTGAGACGCTTGCTCAACTGTGTCCCAAGTGCTATCAATCTCATGCGTTACCATGTGCATAATCACAAACATCCAGCCGCCCTCATTTGTCGTTTGTTGAACTGAACAATGATCCCTTGTTTTACGCCAGGGCGAAGAAGTGACCACCGATCAGATTGAAGAGAAACATCGTGCTGCATAAGCGCCACATCAATCTTATCAAGGGTGCGAATGCCGATCCCAGAGATACGCATGAGATCACCGAAGCTCCGCGTCACTAAGTCCGCAATACTCCAAATGCCCTGTCTTTCCAGCTTGGTTATTAGATTATCACTGAGATCCAAGATCCCAATCGACTCCCATAAAACCGGCTTATACATTTCTTTTGTGTATTGCATCTCACGCTCCTAGCTTAATAAACTGCTCAACATCCATGTCGAACAGTTCGGCCAATGTCACAACCCGGCTCAGTTTCGCATCATGCGAGTTCCGCCAGCGCTGCACGCTCATCTCACAAACGCCAAGCTCTTTTGCAATCTGGCGATTAGTGATCTTGCACTCTGCTTGCGCCTTTCTCATCGACGCCCCTATGTCAAAATGGAATGTCATCTGAGTCAAAGTCCTTTATTTCTTGCGCTGGTGTTGGCTCTAACGTGGCGCGTGCATCTTTAATACCCTCAGCGGCTGTCTCAGCCTTACCCCATCCACTGATCTTCATGTATTTCTCACCCTTACTGCTGGTGTTAATCCATACATTCAAGCCATCCTCAGTGCCATCAGCGAGCTTATAAGTTCCCTTGTAATCGGGATCAGTCTCAGCGGCTTTCTCTTTGTTCTTGAACAGTGCGCCCTCGCGCGGCTTGTTTTCATACGGCATTTGTTTCTCCTGTCATTGCTTTTCTTGCTTGGTAAAACTCATCAGATTTGAGCGCCTGGCGTTGCTTCACCGTCCACGCTTTGCCGCCCTTAGTCGGTGCGGGGTTGTACAGCGCAATCTTGTCCTCATTGGTTAGTTCGCCATAAGCCTCAGCAGCGGTTTCCCATTGCTCATCATCGAGCGCTTGTCTGATCACCACGATTGATTCCATGTTGCGAGTCAGTGCGTCCATATGTAGCGCAAGTGGATCTGCCGGTGCGGACTCCGTTGCTGTGTTGCCATCATCATCCTCCGCCGGTACGCCAGCGATTGCCTGAAGCGCATAACGTCGCGCATAAGTAATACACGAGCCGACTGATTGCGCGTCGAACTTACTCAGCGGCAAGGTGTAGCTTGAGCGCATCCACTGCCCGCTGCTGTGCATCAGGATAGTGATCACGCCCGCTGATTGCTCATTGCGGATTGGGAACTGCGTGTAACTAAGATGGTTGTTGGATAGTGGATCTTTGATAGCCTTAACGACAGAGCCTAGATCCGCGTATTTAGATTTGAAAAACGGGTTTGCCGCATCTTTCACAGCCGCTCCCATCTCGTTTTGTGCTGAACTCAGCGCCTCAGCCAGCGCGTCAATTTTGGTGCTTTGTTCAAAATCCATCATATTTGATGTCCTCGTTGTTGCGTTGCCAAACTTTCTCCATTTCCTCATCGAGCGACTCTTTGACGTAATTCCAGAACCAATCTCGCAACATCTTGTAAAGACGTTCCTCACGATTGGGATTGAAGATTTCAAGGATAAATTCAGCCTCTTCTGGGCGTGGTATTACCTCAGCACAAAGCTCATCAATGTAGCCATGCTTTTGTGCCATCCACAGAACAAGATCACCTCGATACTCCAGATCAGTGATCTCTTCAACGCCGTATTCATTCCAGTCAGGATTTTGCTCAATGATGTTAAGCACATCTAAGCCGTTCATACTGCCTCCCTTGGTTATGCGGCAAAGTGCCGACATCACACAGATTACGTGCGATAAAAGGGAAAGTCAAACGATTATTGTTTTATTCTGGATAACGCCCAGTGCGGATCATTTCAGCAACTTCATCGGCTCGATTACCGACTTGCGCCGCCCACAATGAATCAAGAAACTCCACAGCGGCTTGCTCATAGTCACCCTCAGCCATACAGCCCAAGGCGTTCTTAAAGCCAAGCAAGCGAGTCATTCCAAGGTTAAAGCACATATTGATCAAAGCATCCTGGCGCACTTGATCTAAGCCGCTAAACCATGAAAAGGCTTGCAACTCTAACCGGCAGCGCTCGATGTCGTTTGACAGCAAAAACTCAATTTCTGAGACTGAGAGGCCAATGCCGCCATCCTCATCCAAATTGCGCCCAACGCCAGCGGTTATCTTGCCATCTGTGCATAGGTAGGCATGAGAACGCACGCCCTCATGTCGCTTGAGTTGCTCAATTAGCTTGCTCATTTTTGTCCTTTATTAGATGCCCCAAAATAAAAAGCTAAAATGGTGCTAGATGCCCCGGTTAGCGCGCCCAGGATAAGGTTCACAATGCCATCGTCGTTAGCTTCTGGCGGTTGTATCGTTACCATGAAGATATATCCACCGAACATCAATATACAAATGATAGCGATAGCGCGTGCAGTCCAATCATCGGCAAATGACTCACGAGCGTGCTGTATGTCCTTTGTTTCTAAGGCAAACACGTCCACCTCAAGCTCTTTCATTCTCAGCTCAAAGTCTAGCTCTGCTTTTTTAATCTCAGCTAGTTGCTCAGGTGTTGCTTGCTGTAAGGCTTTCTCAATCTTCTGTGGCGTTGGATCACAACCAAGTACATCAGCGAGCATTGTGGCCGCAGCGCCGCCTACAGGCCCGCCAAGTGCCGTTCCCAACGTAGGTGCAAGCCCGCCGATTAAGCCTTTGATTTTGTCAAAATTCATCGCGTGAATTCCAAGATGGTTAGAAGAAGGGAGATAATGCAAACAACAAAGCCACCGCCCCACATCATCAGCTTTTCAATGCGCTCAAAGCCGTTTTCCGCTTTACTCTCTAGCTTGTCAAAGCGCTCATGGTGCTTGTTGAGTGTGTCTTGAATGTTGTTGTAGCGAACGAGGCATTCTTTCTCATGCGCTTCAAGTCTGATTAATGCCTCTTCACCAACGTCCATATCATCTACCTAACGGGTTTGCCAGTTCATCCATTGCGCGCCAAGCATCATCTACATCCTTCTGGATCCTTTTGAGCCTCGAATCAACGCCGTCTAAAGCCTGTATCTTAGAATCAACTTTCAGAATAGTCTCTGAATTTGTTTTTTCTACTGTTGCAATTCTATCACGTATTGTGAGCAATTCAGCCTGAGCCGCCATGATCGCATCAAGGTTGGTACCCAATTCAGCAAGCCGCGATTGTAGCGAGCCAACCTCATTGTCGGCCAGCTGTTGCTCCATGTTAGAAATCGACACTTGATAGTCTTGAAGCCGTTGGTTTTGCGTGTCGCGTAAGTCGTCAAAGCGCCCCTCAATAACTGCTGTGCGCGAGATAGCCTCATTTACGGTTTCCTCAAGCGCATCGAGCCGCCCAAAGAATTCAGCACTAGCGTAAATGCCACCGCCGATGGTAGATGCAAAAGTGAAGAGAATAGCAATCCAGATGCCCTTTACCTTATTACCGGCAATGTCAATTTCAATATCTTCAAGGGCCATTGTTTAAGCACTCCTGTTGATCCTCCGCCCACCAGCAACCGCCTTCGGGCGACGTGAGCCAAAAGTCTTGAGTCTCAGCCTCAATCAATACTTGATCCGCTGTTACAAAGTAGTTGCCGACAGCCAGCGATTGGATTGTCGTGCCTCCATCGAATGACACCCATACAGCCTCAGTTGCTACATCAAAGAAACTAGATGCCGCCTCCGCATAAGTCACGCGCAAATCTTGTGCCATCTCGTTTGCTTGCTCAAGCAGGGTGTCGTCATTTGCGACAGCCATGTATGCCGCCGCTGTTTGAATCGCGTCTTCTGTGTTATCGAGTGCCGTATTGTAAGCCTCGATCTCTTCATCCTGGAGGGTGACATCGTTAGCCGCCATAAATTCTTGCAGAGCCATCGCCTCACGCTCATCAGCCGCATTCTGTGCCGCTTGTGCGCGCTCGTTTACCTCAGCCACCATGATGATTTGTTGCGCTGCTTGCACATAGGCATCAATCATTTCAGAGACGGTATCCATCGCCTGATCAGCTTGATCTTGAAAGTATTGATCCGCACCGGGATCGTATGAGTAAGTCGCGTTTTGAACAGCGCTCACAGCCGCGTTATATGCGTTCGCTTGCTCTTCTGTGATGTGGCCGTCTTTCGCCATGCTAGGCGCGATATAACCTTGATTGGCATAGGACTCGCCGCCCGCAATCGTCTTGATGCCAAAAGCAAAAGTGTTGCGAATGCTTTGTGATGTGTTGATGAGATTATCAATCTCCGTCGCTTGCGCTGGTGCGGAAACGGCTACTAAGGCTGCCAGTATCAGACTCTTCCTCGCCATTCTCTTCTACCCCCACACCTAAAATTGCACTATAAAATTCGCGGCGTTCCTCAAAATCTGAAATATAAAGCTCGGGCCTTTGCTTAATCTCAAGCAAGGCTCTCTTTCCAACCACAATCTTCCCATATTTTATAATAGGACAGGGTGTCGCCGCCATCAGCATTGCACGCCACACATCAGGGTTTTGACACATCAGTGACACAGCAGCAATTTTCATGCCCATGTTAGACAGTGTGACGGCATTCCTGCGCCGGTTGCATTCCTCATCTTGGCGATACAGTCCACGAGAAACACCAAAGCCCACCAGTTGCACGCCGTTAGAGACGCTCTGCAAACAAGACTCAGAGCCGCTAGACATAAGGGATGGGGCGACAGCAGTATTTGCTGGCATACTGCGTGAACCCGCCCCGTTGTATGTTTTACTGATATTCCCGTTGTTAGAGTTAGACGTATTCAAATCCCCGTTTTGCGTGTTGCCTGGGGACTCTTCAACGTCTATCTCAGGGATTGGATTATCTTCCGCGTAGAGCGGGAGACTAACCAAGCTAATCGCTATCAGCCACCTCTTGATAATCTTCATCAGTGACAGTCTCACTTTCAAGTTCCGCTGCTAATGCGTTTGCAAATGCCTCACGCCCGAATGCAAGCTGATCCAGGTTGAACTGAGCATTAGATAACTTTCGATCAAGATCGTTGATGTGGTTTAAGAGTGCCTTTTGTCGATCAGTCATGTCCTCAACAAAATACTCTTTCTCGTTCACGGTGATTGGGGTTTTTTCATTTTTTCCCATCGTCGTTACTCCTAGTTGTGGTTAAGGTTTATGAGGCTGTATAGCCCTGTCCCGCAGTAATTGCGGAATTGGAAGCGGTCATATCTTCGCCGTCCCAATCGTCCTTGGCAACCATAAGCTCAAGGTGAGCCACGTTACGGTCAACGCAGTCTTGACGCTCTGCGGCTTCCATATCGTCGTCTTGGTTACCAGCAACGATGTCGTTGATTAGATCTACGCTATGGCCCATAGCAGTAAAGTCTTGTGTGCGCTCTTCAGCAGTTCTTGCTTCGTCAGTCATGGATAGTCTCCTTAGCTAAATACTGCGTTGCAGATAGTCTGCACGTTAGTAGGTTCGGACGACCAGTCGTCACCTGATTGAATTACATGACGGTGATACGACTGTGAAATCACAGCACCGTCTTCAAGTACCTTAGTAGCAGTCCGTACTTGAACAGAGGTAAAGTCAACCACGTTGCCATCGTCGTCTTCTCTTTGTCCTGTGACTACTTCTACCTTGTCTGCTGTTACGCTTTTAGTTAGTGCCATTGTCTTTCTCCTTTAGTCCGTCTCAAGAGTCCACTTGAGATAATTATTGAGCAAAATACGTTGCAGTTACGTACAGATAAGTATTACCACTTGCTAAAATATCATCTGACTCATTTGTTACGTTTATTTTTGCGTCTTTATATAAAATTATTCGTGTTGTGTTCTGTTGAACTAACGCATAC